TGTTGAATAAACATCCGCAGTGTACAAATAAAGAACCTGCCCAACTTCTAAAAAATCTCTCCAATCTTTTGAAACAACATAAGTGTTCCCAGAACCGGTAACAATTGCAACTTTTGGGAATCCAATATAGTCTTCACCGTACAATTCTGCCTTATACGTTATGCCATCATTTGAAATTAATTCACTGCTGAAAATTGTGTTGCCCATTTATTTTTTATCTTCTGAAATTGTTTGATCTACTTTGAACAAGAACTAAGTCCCTGCCGCTTATTTTTGTTTCAAGAACTATTGGTTGCATGTTACCACCTATTCCGCTCATTGATGAAAGACCACCGCCACCAGAAAGATTTGATGCGCCACTTTTGTCTATTCCTTTTTGACTTAGATTTGATATTGCCGCGCCTGCTGCAACTAATGCAACACCGCCTATTATAGCAAGTGCAGGATTAAAAGATTTGATTGCAATGTCTAACATAACTTGTGCTATACCCATCGCGATCATAGCTTCACCAAATTGCCCCATGAACTTACCTAATGAGTCTAACAAGCCCCTTCCAAAGTCTTTCACTGTCATATCCCCTCCACTTATAACAGTGCCTAAGAACTCACCAAATTGCGTTAAACCTTCCGTTGCTAATGCTTTCAATCCATCCGATAAAGCGGAACCCATTTCTTTGCCTAACTCTTCCATGTCAGACAATATTCCGCTTGTGTCTGTGTCAACCACGACATTGCTTATATCAAGTTTTATGTTAGGATCAAAACTTTTTGTCATCCTCATAGATTCCAAAATTTCGCCTAATCCCTTCCAATTTCTTGAAAGTTTTATTGTTTTTTCTGCGGTTTTTTCTGTTTCTTTTCCTAATTTTTTAACCGATCCGGTTGTTTTATCAATTTCCGTTGTTGTTGTTGTTAAATCCTTTTTAACATCTTGCAACATTTCTTTGAAAGATCCAAATTCCGCAGTTGAATCTCTTGATTTTAATTTGAAAGAATCCAAGAAGGCATTTATACCAGTTCCAATGTCTATTCCTAAAATATTGGCAAATTTTAAAAATGGAGTAACCATTGATTTTAATATGTCAATAAATCCGTTTGCAATGCCAACCCACGCATTATAAAAGAAATCTTTAAAGGCTTGCAAGTTATCACGAACATACAAAAATGCCGTAACCAACAAAGCAATAGTTGCTATTACACCAACAATTATAAGTGTTGTTTGAACTTGTGCCATTGATAACTTTGCAAATGCAATTGTTAAACTACCAATAACAAACAAAAGAGGCCCAACTGATGCTGTTAATCCTGCAACAATTATAATGGCAGTTTTCATGTATGGATTTAAGTCAGAAAATTTCAATGCAATATTACTTAAAACCTTAGCAACATAACCAATTGCAGGTGCCATAATTTCACCAAATGAAATTGACAAACCTCCAACCGCATTAGTCATTTTTAACATAGAACCTTGCAATGTATTGTCCATGATTGCTGCCATGTCAGCAGTTGCACCATTGACATTTGTAAATTCTTCTGTTAATGGCTTTATTTGGCCAACCCCTTTACCTAAAACAATCAATGCAGTTTGTGCAGTTCTACCAACCTCATCCATTGCATCGGTAAGTGTTAAACCTTTATTTGCAAGATTACCAATTGCACCTGCAACATTGCCACCAGTGGAACCTAAGTCAGTTATTATTCGCCTTAATGATGTACCTGCTTGAGATCCTTTTATACCATTGTTTGAAAGGATAGCCAACATTGCACTTGCTTCTTCAAGTGATACGCCTGCACTGGCCGCAACCGGTGCCACATATTTCATTGAATCTGTAAAATCATCCAAACCAAGCGCAGATTTATTGAATGCTTGCGCCATTACGTCTGTAACGTGCAACATCTGACTTGCATCTAAACCAAACGCCCTTAATGTGCTACCTGCAACCTCTGCACTTTTTGCTAAATCTTCACCGGTTGCAAGTGCTAAGTTTAAAGTTGCTGCGGTTATTTGTTCAATCTCGCTTGCAGAAAATCCCAACTTTGAATATTCAAGCATTAAGTCAGACACTTCCGTTGCGGTAAATCTGGTACTTATGCCAAGATCTTTTGCTAATTTATTAAGACTTTCAAACTCTGCGCCGGTTGCACCACTCACGGCCTTAACCTTTGCCATTGATTGTTCAAAATCAGCAAATGTCTTCACGGCCAAACCTCCCATTATTGCCAATGGCGCAGTGATATATGTAGACATGTCTCTGCCCACATTTTTCATTTGAGTACCTACTTTTTTAAGTTCCCTTTGCAAACTTTGACTTGATGTTGAAAAGTGACCTAAATCAAATCCTGCACGTATATTTATCTGCTTTCTTGCCATTTTATTTGAACCAGTTTGGTTTTTGTTTCTTTAATTGTTCTATTTCTGCCTTTGTCCAAGCATTGTTGCCAGTGCCTTTTTTGTCATCTTGTTGTTCCCAGTCAAACTTAATCAAATCTTGTGGTTTGTGCATTCTTTTATTTCCTGCACTTTTCAATGTAACAAAAGAAACAAATCTTGCAGTTTCCCATTGAGTGCGTGCTTTTATGTTTTCGCCTATTGTATGCCCTATGTAGGCATCGAAGATGGCCGCCATTGTAAATTCATCAAGTGATAGTGGGGATTGCTTTAGAACGCCTAATACAAACCCCCTGATCCATGTTGACAATGGCAATTTTACTTTTTTGCTTCCTTACCCATATTATTAAGCGCCGCCATATCTTCTTGCATTGCTTGCGTGAATACGTTAATAAGTGCAAAGTCTTCATCAATGGCATCAATAACAAAATCCTTTGTTACATCTTCGCCTGCTGCTTTTAAACCGCAATATGCAATGTCTACCAATGTACTCATATTGATGTTGTCACCAATTGCAGAAACGCTTGAACCGGTTTCCTTTTCGTACATTAAAAGTGCTTTGAATCCGAACTTAAATTTGTACTCTTTACTGTTAATTTTAATCATGTGTATTTAATTTTAATTTGTTGTGTAATTAGAGTTAATGGTTAAAAAAAAAGGTGGGCAAAATACCCACCCCTTCAATCACACATTAACAAGATAAAAACTAAGCTACTGTCGCCTTTGTTACCGCGCCAGTTCCTTCAAAAGATACTGAAAAGGTGCTTGATTCCTCAAGACCGTCAGTTCTTCCCAATGACGTAATGTGACAAGATCCACTGTACTCTTTATCGCCAACCACGTCTGTTGTCCATGTTATAACAACTGCGGCGCGTGTTACGAAAGCATCGTATAAATCTTCAAAACCATATGATGCATCTTCTGCAAAGAATCCTTCACCGCTTCCACTGAAAGATCTTTGTCCTTCTAAACTCTGTTTCCATCCTGATGAATCCTTTGTGCTTGCGTCACGGGTTGCCATGTCGAAAGTCAATGAGTTAGATGTTAGGTGTGCAACTGTTACACCTGCTACTTGTATCTTGGCGATGGTGCCATTCAATATTCCTGTACTTGCCATTTTTTCTATATTTTAAACAAAAATAATTTCTATTACTTCTCTACTTTAGTAATTTTTTTAACTTTAGGTTTTTCTTCATTATCAAATGCAATTTCAAGAATATGCTCAACCTTTTCTTCTGTTGTATAGTCTCCAAATTCCTTTGCCACTTTCAATTTAATTAATTCCGCGCCCAGCTTATTGCTAACGCGTAATTCTGTGCCTTTTGGTAACACTCTAAGTGCAACCGCATGATCTTTTATTAATAGTATTCTCATAAATTTAATGTTTGTGCTTTTTTATAAATATATCTTTCTAATTCTGCACTCATTGTTGTGCTTACTGATGCCATAAATGGTTCCGATGCGTTCCTAATAAAATGCGTTGCCGGTATATTGCCTGCACCTTCTTCAACAAAAAAAGCATAAAACCCATCGTATTTTGCTCTGTATCCTTTCTTTGGGCCAATTAAAACATTTACATATTGTTTATGTGGACTTGCCCAAATTGCAAAGGATTTCTTTAAATTCTCCGGTTCATAAACTTTTCCATCCCTACCCATAATTGGCTTATCCGCAATTGGTGTGTTTGCCTTAACTGCTTCCAAAATTGGTTTAACTTGTCTTTTTAAAATCTTAATTATTTCACGCCTTTTCATTCTGTCATCTGTCAAAAGTTTAATTTCGGCAATAACACCTTCAAGGCCTTCAATACTTTCAATACTTAAATTCATAATGTTCTGGTTGCGGTTAAAAATAACCCTTCACGATCCAATTCTTGTATTTCAATAATGTCATAATTTGTTGCATTGTAAACCACGCGCATGCTTTCGTTAATGCCTGCAAAGTATCTAATTTTAAACCTTACTTTGTTGGTTGCAGTAACTTGGTCTGCATTGATTGCTTCCATGCCGCTTACCTTTTGAACATTGGCAAATGCAGTGTGAAAAGTATCCCATGTGGTCGTGTACTCACCGATTGAATTAGTGGTGAAGTTTTGCACTTGGATTACTATTTTTCTATCTAACCGGCCTATGTTCATATTTCTGTTCTTTGACTAATAAGTGAAAGTTGGTACATGGTGCCGCGTGAAATAATTCTACCGGTGGAACCAAGTATTTCATTTTGTCGATTTTCAAACATATCTGCAACTAACATTCTAAGCGCTTGCTTCACCATTGGATCTGTGTTTGCCAATGTGGTAATTTCAACCTCAATTGCAAAGTCTTTCACGTATAATGTAGGAAGGCTTCCTTTAAATTCAATGTAAGAATATAACCCATTGTTCCAATAATACAAATCAGTACTTAAAAGAGTACGTGTATTGTCTAAATCATAGTAATAAATTGCTATTGTATCAACCTTTGCAACATCAACACGGAAGTCATCCCATTCTTGCATGTAGCCCAATATAGACCCCTTTACAAAGATTGCAGTCTCATTGTATAACCATACGTGCGCACTTGCTAAATAGTCATTAATAAGGTCATCAAATGAATTATCAACGATGTTCAAATGTCTTTTAGCTTCAACCAAAGTCAAGGCCCAATTTTGTGTTAATGTGTATGCAGTTATTTTTTTATTTCTTATCATTTTTTAAGTATAAAAAAAGGGATAGGCACAACACCCACCCCTTTTGTATTTAGTTATTAGTTAAGACTAACCGAATGTTCCAACTGAGATTGCAGCATCTTGAACAAGAGCCATATCCCAGTACGAGTTAAGGATTAATCTGTTTGTTCCTTGAATTGCCTGACTGTACGGATCCATTAAAATTTCTAAAGCTCCAAATTGTGCACAGTAAACTTTTGACCAGTCTCCATAATAAATAGCAGGATTAGTTATGTCTGCAATTTGATTGCTAAATTTAGCCATTATGCCCATGATCATTTGGTTTGTGATTAATGGACTAACACCAGATACTTGTGCTGCTGCGTATACATCGCTAAACAAATCATTTGAAATTGCAAAACCTAAATTACCTCTGTTGTGGTTGTTAGATTGTACTTCTTCCATCAAAGCCAAAACAAGTGCGCTAATTGAAGCGTTTGTTACTGGCGTTTTATCGTTTCCTAACCATTCAAATGCACCGTTTGCAGTATCATCTGTGAATGCTGCATATTCAAATTTCGCTGCAACCGCTTGAGCGATTGAATTTCTAAGTGCAGTCTCTAATGAGAAATTAGCTTGAAGTGCTGCTTGTTTTGAATAATCAACATAAGCTGCAAGTCTTCTTGGTGCAAGGTCTTTTTTAGTCATTGCAGTTCCACCATCAATTGCTGCTGATACTTCAGTTTCCCACTGAGTGCTAACTGCACCTAAGATTGGAATACGTTGGTCTGTTGATGTTGCTATTCTTGTAACTCCAAGATCACCAAGTATAGTATTTGCATAAACTGCATCTACAAAAGATAATTGCTCAACGCCAGTTGTTCCGTTTTCAGTGATAACTGCTCTGTTTAAGATCATTGAAGGAATCACAACACCGTTGGAAGATCTTCCGATGGCGTGCATTTCTTTCTCACCTTCTTGAGCCATTTCTAACTCAACACCTTCTAATTTACCACCAAATGCGGCACGAACTGCTCTACCAAAAGAAAAGTCTCTAACTATTTCTTTTTCCTCTTTGCTTGCCGATGCAACTGGTGCGCCTGCTAAATTTGCTGCTTTCAATCTGATTTCTTCTAATTTTTCTGTTTTTGGTAGTTCTTCAACCAAAGTTGTAAGTCTCTCCATGTTTGTGTCAAATGACACTTTCTCATCTGCGGTAAAATCTCTATTTTCACCAGAAACCAAAGTCTCTAATGAATCAAGGATATTTTTTACGCTTCCGATTTCTTCACGTATTTCTAAACTATTTTTCATTTTTATGTATTTTTTAATTTACCTTACAAAAATTCTACTTTTTATTATAGGTATTTTGTAACTATTTTAACCTTTGCATAATTTCGCAAATCCGCTTTTGTTTCAACACCCATTTCAACTGGTGCTTCTTCAATTACTTTCAAAGTCTTTTTAAGTTCATCAACCTGATCTGCACTTCTTTTGAATGCATCTTTGTTGGATCCTGCACTAACTATTGACCATTCAATTAATTCTTGACGTGTGAAGTAAATAGTACCACTATCTTCACCATTGTCAACATTGCCATAACGATATTCATGTGGAATTGCACCAACTGATGCCATTTTCAAAATACCATCCTGCATTTTGTTAAATACTTTGTCTGCCAATGGATTGTTACCTTCACGCTCAAATGTAACCTCTCCAATCAATGAATCATCTTCTATGTACACTCTTGATGTGCCAATTATGGTATCAGGATTTGAATCACTTGTTACATGGTTGTATGCAACTATTGGATTACGATTGTAGTTTTCTAAATCCCAACCGGCTAATTTAAACACGGTGCCGTGCCTGTCGATTGATTCGGTACTTATTACAAATTGCGCGGTTCTGTTTTCGGCATTAACACCGCGAACCTCTGCTATTCTTTCTATTTTATTCATCATTTTGGTATGTCTTTTTTATAATATTCGGCCATTTGTTCTATTGGTATACGGTTGATTTGAACATATCGTTCATCTCCGTTATCCACTGAATTTCTATCTTCCAATTCAAGAACGTCATTAATTGTGTAAGCGCCGATGTCAGTCATCAATCGATAATACTCACCTTTGGTTTTTACATCTGTACGAAGTAAACGATCAACATTGTGTTTGAAATAATGATTTCTTTTTTCGCTTTCTTTTAATAATTTACGTCTATATTCTTGTTCTATTTTTTCAATCCATGAGCCAATACCATAAGTAACAAACTCAATGCTCTGGTGTTCAATGTTTGAAAAGGTTGCCCCATCCATCTCATTTATCATGTGTGATGGTATTCCCAGAATTGTTGCTATTTCATTTTTTTGGAATTTACGTGTTTCAATAAATTGCGCGTCTTGTGGCGGTAATCCTAAACGATGGTATTGGGTGCCGGAATCTAAAATGGCCGTACCACGTGTGCCGTTTGCACCATAATTACTTGACCATTGCTGACTTATTGCATCTTTGGTCTCTGGTTTTAATACACCGGAATAGCTTATATAGCCGTCAATCCTCGTTCCGCGATTATAAAAATCGGCCCCATAATCTTGTGCAGCTATCGAAAGTCCTAAGTTTTGTTTGTGGGCTTGTATTGCGCTTATTCCAATTACGGGATCCGATCCAAAGCCCCTAAGATTAATTATGTCCCTATCTTTTACCAGCAAACTTTCTTGTTTGTTGGCTGCTTCTTTTACTTCAACCTTCCAATACAACTCATCGTCATATTTCAACGGTTCACAAATCTCGCGTGATACGTTTACTAAACCAGTTGGTGTGCCAAATCTGTCACGTTCTATTATTGCTAAACCATTGCCGTGATTGATTGCTGATGTGATTAATATTTGCGTGAAATCAAATGCGCAGGTTTGATAGTTTGCTTCTGCATTAAGTAGGTATTCCACCGGATGATCAACCATTGAACGTGTACCATTGACCTTTTTAAATACATCAACTGGCAACATTGCAACTGATTCAGAAATTCTTCTTACACCGGCCCAATATGCTGATAATCCAAATACACTTGTTTCGCTTACTGGTGTACGCCCAACCATTCCGCCAAAATTGGCATTTAAGAAACCGGTTTTTTCTTGCACGAATGGATTTATGCGCCTAACCTCGAAGCCTAATATATTCATCCTTGCAAAAATGGAATAAATAAAAATAGTTAAATTGTAATTTATTTAACTAAAAAAGGACTCGTAAGGTTTACAAGCCCGAGTCCTTTAATTAATAAATGTTCCAAGTACCTTGTTATAGTAGGAATTAAACACCTTAACGATTTAACTCACACTATAAGCCTTCTGCCACCTTGACATTTATTAATACAAATTTAGTTAATTACGATAAATGTTCGCATTTTTTTATTTCTTCAAGTTTCTTTTGAAGCCTTTGATTGATGCAATTCTCAATCATTTCCTTGCCGTATGAATTGAAATAGAATTGGTCATTTTCTCTAATAGACCAAAGGCATTTTAAAATTACATCCACGTTTAAATCGTGGCTAATGTGTTCAATTTTTTTCTGTTTCATTTTTTAAAATTCCCCATAACTTGCGCTAAAAAACATTAAAACGTCTTTTAGCTGACAGTTATTAATACAAATATATTCTAAAGTGGTCAAATTCGACCATTTTAAAAAATAGAATAATTCTTAATTATGGCAATTTCGCCACATTTACTTTTTTAACGCCACGTTTTTTGTTTTCAATTGATTTGTTCTTGTGCCTGATGCTTTCGCTTGCCTTATAGCTTTGATAGTTTTTATGTGGCTTGTAGTGTGGGAAGTAAATATTGATTTCTTTCACGCAGGCATCATAAGCCATTTTGCGCACTTTCACCCTTTTTAAGTGTTTATGGAATAGTTCATCTATTCCCTTGCAAATAGCATCAATCACATCCATAGGAATATCAAGATTTGGTTTGTAATTGCTTACTACCGGCCCCCTATCTTGACTATTGGCCAAAACAACCCGATATGAATCAAAGTCTTTGTAATGTTTGAAATTAGGTGCGTATTCCCGAACTAAATCAAGCGCAGCATCATAAGCATCTTCTTGATTGTTGTTTTTTAACATTTGTAAAAAAATGAAATCAAAATTCTTTTTGTAGTTTAACACGTTGTAAACTGGTTCTGTAAGTATCATATTATGTATAAGTTTCCTTGTTCTAAATAACTGTTGGTATCTTCAGGATTGTCCAACCATAAGCCATAAGCCATGACGTTTGAAATTAATCCATCTATTTTTTTGCTTGGCGCTTTAAAATCCTTTTCAAGTTTTACGTTTCCTGCTGGATCGCTTTTCACACTTGCGTTTCCTGCCATCCATCTCAACACCGGATTCCCAAAGTGGTTGAACTTTCGGCTTTCGATTGCGGCCTGCATTTCCTTTGTAGGTGCATTCATACTTTTAAATCCTTGTCTAAATTCAATTAAATCAAGGCCCTCATCCATTAAGCGCGGTGCAATGTGGTGACTATTCCAATTATCGTAAGCAATTGACTTAATTTGATAAGTTTTGTTCAATTCACCCAATTTGTAAATAATAAAGTCATAATCTACTACATTGCCATTTGTTTCTTCAATATGGCCATCTCGCACCCATTCACGGTACTGAATGTTGTTTGTGTCTGCAGATTGTGTTCCTTTGTCCTCAGGAAGCCAAAACCAGTTCTTTGAATAGTATTTGTCTTCAATTTGCCAAACTAAACTAAAAGCGGTAATGTCAGAACGTGAAGAAAGGTCTAATCCACCATAACACGGGTAATCTTTCAAAATACTTTCATCCATCTCCCATTGGCTTGCATTCCAAATTTCATCGTTTATCCACCCATCTTTTGATTGTGTCCAAATATTTAGATAGTATCTTTTGAATGAGTTTAGACTTGATGCGCTTACCATAGCTTTGGCAGCTTCCTTTTCATAAGCGCGTTTACCAATACTAATGTTGTAATTTGGATTTGACTTAATCCAAACCTTTTCATCATACGGATCATCTTCATAATCGGCCCCATACACGCAAACAAGTTGTGATTCATCGGTTGTCACACCTTTTGCCACATTAATGGCGTTTTCGTGCCGTTGGTACCCGATTCCATACAAATCAGATCCTGCCGTTGTAATAATGAAAGATAAAGGTTGTTTTCTTGCCCCTTGTGACTTTTCAACCATTTCAAGTACTTCATTGTTCTTGTGTACGTGCAACTCATCAATAATTGCTAATTGTGGATTGATTCCATCCTCGCCCCCTGCTTCCTTACTTAATATCTGGTAAGTTTTCAAACCACCAATGTGATCCGGTGCCGTTATTGAATTACGGTAAATGTTGCACTTTGCTTTTAATCTTGGGCTTTTTTGAATTACTTGCTTTGTTGCTTCAAATACTAAACCTGCTTGTTTGCGGCCCCATGCAACACCCACAATCTCGGAACCACCTTCACGCTCAATGTCTATAAAAATACACGCAACTGACGCTGCAAGAAATGATTTACCGCTTTTCTTTGGGATTTCTATGTATGCACTGGTGTATTTTCTTAATCCAGTGTCAATGTGCTTCCAACCGAACAAAGGTCTGATAATGTCGTTCTTTTGCCATTCTTCCAAAATAAAAGGTTTACCGGCCAAATCCCCTTTTACGTGCTTTACGTTTTCTTCAATATACTTTACAACCGTGTTAGCGGTTTTATCATCAAAAAAGTATTTATCGAGATCTATTTTTGAAAAGTCTGTTTTATATGCCATCGCCGTAAATATCTGTGTTTTCGTCTGGTTTATTTTGCAAAGTTATTCTTGTTCGTGCGCTTGGGCTAAATCCAAACTCTTGTGAAAGTCTGATGAAATCCTTGCGCAGTTTGTTAAGTTCCATGTACAAAGGATCTAATCGGATTGTGCCTTTATCATCAGTGTAAGTTCGGCCTTTGGTATGTTCTTTTAAATATTCCATTTCACCGTAAACATAGCAATATTCCTTAAACATTGAAAGGTCAATAAATGAAATGTAGCCGTATATCTTACGTGATTGCAAAAGTTGCTGATTCCAGATGTTTTTGGCCTTTTCTGTCAAATCATCCGGCGGTGTTGGAATTTCATTGTAAATCCAATCTAACTCATTTGCATCTGCAATTTGGTCATTTGCTCTGGTGACGTTAATTGTACCCTTTGCCTTTAAAACTGCTAACGGTTGCGGTACCGGTCCTCTTTTTCCCATAATTTACCCTTTTTTCAAAACCTCAAACTTGTAAATATACCAATACATAGGCCCATGCGTTTCT